GATGCAAACGCCATAGTTTGCCTGTTAATCATGGTCAGGCTGATGTTTTTCCGGAAAGAGGGAAAGCGTCATCGCCTGAGTGTCGCGGTGCTGGCCTATCTAGTCATTCTTGCCGCCGGATTCAACGCCTTCAACATTCTGCTCGGCCACTACGTTCAGGTTAACCTCGGCGATCTGCTGCTTAACTCCGTCATCTGCATGGCGGTGTGGCTGGCACGCGGGAACCTGGCGAAGGTCGTCATTACGGAATAGCCATGACCAAAGACGATATCTTTAACACCATCCTCGGCAAAGAGGGCGGTTATGTTGATCACCCGAATGATAAGGGCGGACCAACGAACTGGGGAATTACTCAGGCAACTGCCCGCGCGCATGGTTATACCGGTGATATGCGAAACCTTACACGTGAGCAGGCTCTGGCGATCCTTGAGTCAGATTACTGGTATGGCCCGCGCTTTGACCAGGTGGCAGAAGTATCCCCTTCCATTGCCGCCGAACTTTGCGATACCGGTGTGAACATGGGGCCATCGGTGCAGGTTAAATGGTTCCAGCGCTGGCTGAACGTTTTCAATAACCAGCAGCAGCTCTATCCGGATCTGATCGCCGACGGGCAGATCGGCCCACGTAGCATCAGCGCGCTGAAGTCCTTCCTGGCGAAACGAGGCGGCGAAGGAGAAATCGTATTGCTTCGCGCACTGAACTGTAGCCAGGGCCAGCGTTATCTTGAGCTGGCAGAACAGCGGCCGGCTAACGAATCATTCGTTTATGGCTGGATGCGCGAGCGGGTGAGCCTATGACGACACTTAAATCTGTACTGGCGGCAATCGGGGTTGCGATCCTGATGGTGCTTGGTGCCTTTGGTCTGGGCCGTTTTCGCGGGCGTGAAGAGGCTGAAGAAAAAGCCGAACAGCAGCGCACAGAAGAAAAGGCCTCGGCCATTGAGTCAGCAGCCGAACGCCGGGTAGAAGCAACGAAAGAGGCCAGCAATGTACAGCAGAATGTTAACCGCATGCCTGATGACGATGTTGATCGCGAGCTGCGTGACACGTGGAAGCGTCCCGGTGGCGGTTGATACAGCCTGTGACTGGGTAAAGCCAATCTACCTTACTGATTACGACATTGATGCTCTTGACCGCCAGACGAAGCGAGACATCCTGGCGCATAACAAAGCGTGGCAGGCGAACTGCCAGAAAACAAAAGAATCGGGGGTGAAGTGATGAAAACCAACCAGTGCAGTGAAGGTTTCGACAACCCATCCAAGTTCCGCGAGGAGTGGGATAAGCAGACCCAGGGGAAATAGCGCAATGGGGACTTTAATCAAAGGCTGGAAGGTGATGCTTCTGACCAAGGATGGGTATGATTCTGGAAAGGCACCTGAGGAAGTCGGCTGGCAAAGCACCAATGAGCCAGACATTCGTGATGGGGTGCTGATTATTAAAAATGGCCTGGACACCCACGGTGTACCCCTCAGCATCATTCACGGATTCAGTATCGAAGCTGTAAAGGCTGAATGACATTACAGAAGCCCTTCACTGAGGGGCTTCGATAATGAAAAAAGAAATATAGCGGTGTATAGCTTCAGAGAGTTGAACCTTTGAAGGTAATTGATGAACCTTGATATCCAGCAGCAACGCCGTAATTATTGCTTCTGGTAATAGGTAGCTCGTTAATCATGTGAAGCATGCATCTAACAAGCAAGCCATAAGTGATGGCCGCATAACGCAGTTCATGAGGGCATGTTTCCGAAGATAGATTATGTTTTTGCTGATGTTGGCCGTCATCAATGAAAACCATGTAATCTACATCTCCTAAAGCCTTGTGGTCATATGAAGGAAGCTTGTCAACGTTTTCAATAATTTCAATAAATTCACTGTGAGTCGCCCCTTCATAGTCGTGTTGATGTGCAAAGTTGTTTCTAATGTTGTTCAGCTTTTCAATGATGCGGTATGCAGGCAATGGTAAACCCATGCGCTGGGCAAGCTTGGCTTTACCCATAAAATTCATAGAAAATCGAACCTTGCTTTTGTCTTTGGAGTCGTTAACGAAAAGGTCTTTAATTCCAACGTAAGAGCATATCCACGCCTCAAGAAAGCGTTCAATAGCTAAGTGAGTTGTTAAGCAGCTAGCTAATTTATTATTGCCAAGCATGATTTTTTCGAATGTTTTAGGGTCGAATGTGAATCCTGAAACTTCCATAAAAATGTCAAAATTCATTGACATGAGACCTCCTCAATTAACTAAAAATGCCACGATCGTTCGATTATAGAGGCGACAATGTCCGACATCTACCAAATCACTCTTACCACACAAACAGGCGAAACCTTCACGGGCAAGATGTCACGACGTCAGCCTGAGCTGGTAAACGGCTTTGTGCCGCTGGCGACCGAGACGGGCGAGTGGATGTACTTTGCTCCTGCTGACGTTAAGCGCGTGCAGTTCACGCCGGTACCAGCAGAGCAGGCCGAACAGCCAGAAGAACAAACAACGGAGTAACCCATGGTAAACGATGAAGATCGCAGGCCATACCCGCCAGTTAACTTCATCATCTCCGACAACTGGCAGCCATACACCCGGCTCATACCCGCCAATGAAGTGCATGAATGGGTAAGCCGCCAAATCCTCAGTGATACCGGCAGCATCCATAACCCTGACCATGAACACCTGTTAGAGGCTGACCTCTGCTTCATGTGGGCGTCCCATTCGTTTGCGAAGAAAGGGCGACATGTCCTCGGGCAGGCCGAGCAGGTAATGCTCCGCGCCGGTGGCTGGCAGAAAGCCAGAATGGAACAGCAGATGCATGAATGGTTCGGGCGCATCCCGAAGTTCATCATCACGCTGGCGGCTGATTACTGCTCACAATGCAGCGACCTCGAATTCTGCGCACTGGTTGAGCATGAGCTTTACCACATTGCCCAGGCCACCGATGATTTCGGTGCGCCAAGGTTCAACAAAGAGACCGGGCAGCCAGTGCTTACACTGCGCGGCCACGACGTCGAAGAATTCACTGGTGTCGTACGTCGATACGGTGCCAGCAAAGAAGTACAGGAGCTCGTTGATGCGGCCAATGCGCCAGCAGAAGTGGCTCACATCGATATAGCCAGGTCATGCGGGACGTGCATGCTAAAGCTGGCCTAACAATATGACTGATTATGACAGGCAGGTAATCTATGGCGACACTGAAAGGTGAGGTCAAAGCCTTCATCGTTCAGTCCCTTGCCTGCTTCGATACCCCATCTCAGGTGGTGGAGCTGGTCAAAAAAGAATTTGGCCTGAGCATCACTCGTCAGCAGGTCGAATCACACGACCCGACGAAAGCAAACGGCAGGGGGCTGGCGCAGAAATGGGTTGAGCTATTCCACGAAACCCGCAAGCGTTTCCAGACCGAACTAAGCGACATTCCGATCGCCAACAAGGCTTATCGTCTCCGTGCGCTTGACCGGATGATGACGAAAGCTGAGAGCATGCGAAACATGGCTCTGGCTGCTTCTCTGATGGAGCAGGCTGCGAAAGAGTGCGGGGATGCATACACGAATAAGCAGAAGGTTGAACACTCAGGCGGCCTTGCCGTGAGCTCAGTTGCATCTGTCATGGACGAGATAGGAGATGAAGACCTGTAAGGAGTGACTGTGTTAACTGAAAAGCAGAAAGCGCTCCTGAAGAACAGGTTCTGGCGTCTCAATCACCTGTACAAAATCAAAGATAAAAACGGTAAGTGCGTAACGTTCAAGATGACTCCTGAGCAGTTGGAGTATTTCGACGGGATGCACGACCGCAACGTGATACTCAAAGCACGTCAGCTCGGGTTTACCACCGAGGTGTGCATCATCCAGTTAGATCTGGCGATCTTCCACAAAAAAGAATGCGCCCTGATAGCTCACTCACTTCCGGATGCAGAAAGGCTATTCCGAAACAAAACGCAGTTTGCCTATCAGCGAATGCCGGACGATATCAAGCTGGCCAACCCTCTCGTCAAAGAGACGACCAGCGAGTACGTCTTCGCAAAAGGCGGTAGTGTAACGGTGTCAACATCCTTTCGTGGCGGCACGCTGTACAGCCTGCACGTATCAGAGTTCGGGAAGATATGCGCCAAGTATCCAGAGAAGGCCAAGGAGATTGTTACCGGAGCCTTCGAAGCTGTGCCACTTGGTGGCGTAATTACGCTTGAGAGTACTGCTGAGGGGCGGGCTGGGTATTTCTATGATTACTGCACCGAGGCTGAGAAGGCTATGCTTCAGGGCAAGGAACTATCCAACCTCGACTGGAAGTTTTTCTTCTTCTCCTGGTGGAAGAACCCACAGTACGCAATCGACCCGGTCGAACCTCTGCCGGTGCGCCTGCTGGAATACTTCGCAGAGATGGAAGCGAAGCACGGCGTAGTCGTCAATGAGCGCCAGAAAGCCTGGTACTACGCCAAAGAGAAAACTCTCGGCGACGATATGAAGCGCGAATACCCGACCATTCCGGCTGAGGCGTTCCAGCAGTCGGTCGAGGGCGCGTACTACGCCAAGCAATTCCGCTGGCTCTACACCAATAAGCGGATCGGCCAAATCCCGGATAACTCACACCTCCCGGTGCACACGTTCTGGGATATCGGCGTGGGGGACTCCACGGCGATCTGGTTCGTTCGCGAGGTCGGCGAAGAATTCCACATCATCGACTACTACGAAAACTCCGGAGAGGGGCTGAGGCACTACATGAAGGTGCTGAAGGATAGGGGTTATGAGTACGGTGAGCACTGGGGTCCGCACGACATCGATAACCGTGAATTCGGTGCTGACGCCAAATCCCGCAGAGAACTTGCCCGTGAAGGGTATGAAATCGACGGGCAGGTTTACAGCATGACGTTTCAGGTGGTTCCGAAAGTGGGAATAGACACTGGCATTGAGTCGGTGCGCGAAATCCTTCCGTCCTGTGTATTCGATGAGGAGAAGTGTGCCGAGGGCATATCTCACCTCGAGGGCTACCGCAAGGAGTGGGACGACAAGCGCGGGTGCTGGAAAGATAAACCGCTTCATGACTTCACATCACACGGTGCTGACGGCTTCCGTTACTTTGCAGTAGCGAAGAACAATCACAAGCAGGTCGGCGCAGTATTCTTCTAAGGAGCTCATCAGTGAGTGAACAACAAAGCGAGGTTTCATTCCTCGTTAATGCCCTTGCTGATGCTATCGGGCGGCAGCGCATGCTGTACGCAGGCCAGCCGGGAAATACCAAACGCACGAAGTTGTGGGATGAGTTTGGCTATCCAAACAGTCTCGAGTTCGACCGCTACTACCGGGCCTACGAGCGCAACGCGGTGGCGTTTGCCGCAGTCCATAAGCTTCTCGATTCGTGCTGGGTTGATAACCCGACGATCATCGACGGCGACGGCGGAAAGGAGTCAACCGAGACAACGGACTGGGAAAAGTCAGCCACTAAGCTGCTGAAGAAGCACTGGCCGAAAATTAAGGATGCGGATCGCCGCAATCTTGTTGGCCGGTACTCGGCATTGCTCATTCAGTTCCGCGACGGCAGGGAATGGAGTGAACCAGTAGACAGGTCAGTTGTAGCGCGACTGAAAGACAAGGCCATTGTTAAGCTGATCCCAGCGTGGGAATCGCAGATCAAGCCAGGCAACTTCGATACCGACACGCTTTCAGAAACGTACGGTCAGCCAGTTTCGTACAACTTCAACGAGCAGCCAGTTGGTGATGATGGCACGTATGGCCCGGTGCGCGGCGTTACCGTACACCCCGAGCGAATCATCATCCTCTGCGAAGGCTCAGAAGACGAAAACATGCTGTCTGGAGTGCCATTCCTGCGCGCTGGGTACAACAAACTGCTCGACCTCGAAAAGGTATCTGGCGGTAGTGCCGAAGGGTTCCTGAAGAATGCCAGTCGCCAGCTCGGGATTGCGTTCGACAAAGAAACCAACATTGCGAACCTGTCAAAGCAAGCCACAGAATCTGGCTACAAAGACCTGGGCGAGGCGCTCAACGACAAAGTCGCAAAGATGAACCGTGGCACAGATGCTGCCCTGGTAATGCAGGCCGGCACGCCGTCGGTGCTTTCCGTAGCAGCCGCCGATCCATCCCCTACATGGACGGTGGCCGCCAACGAGTTTGCATCCTCGATTCAGTGCCCGTTCACCATACTGTTTGGTCAGCAGACGGGGCGCCTTGCCTCAGATGAGGACAAAACAGACTGGGCGAAGCGCTGTAACGGCCGCCGCTGGGGATTCCAGTCGACTGTTATTGAGAGTGTGCTTGAGCGCTTCTGGACAGTAGGTGTCATTGACCCGCCATCATCCGGAGAGGTCACGCTGGCATGGTCTGATCTGCTCGCGCCGAGCGAAAAAGAAAAGATTGCCAACATGCAGGCAATGGCCGTCGTGGCGAAAGACACTCAGCAGGCATACGGCACACCGGCGGTGGATGAAAACGAAATCCGCGCAGTCGGTGAGCTCGAGCCTCGCAAGGTCGTGTCGCCACCTAACCCTGATGTAAAGCAAACCGATAAGGATCCGCTGACAGATGATGATGACAGCGCAAACCAGAATCGGGACGCCAATCGTACCGCGCAATAAAGCTGACCCTACGCAGTCCTCGCGGCAGGTCAGTCGGATGTTCAACGTTATCGAAGATCGGTATCTGAACATTAAGCGCAGGCTGAAGGCACTCTTTGACCAAAGGCTGACAGGACAGCAGCGAGAGGCGAACGCACAGCGGTCATGGATGATGTGCAACAACGAAGGTGCAGAGCCTTCGCTGTATCAGGTCAATGCCGGTAAGTTCATCTATGACATGACAGCTGCTGAACTGGCCGACCTGCTCCAGGTGGTGCAGTCGATTCTGGATGATGAGCTTCTTGAAGGCGGCAGTCAGAACCTGTGGGCGATGGACTACGTCATTGCGGAATATGACCGCGGCACGCTAAACGCCTTCACCAACTTGTCGGTGCAGTCGCAGATATACGCCAGCCAGACGACGCTACAGCAGCTTTTAAGCAGTCCCGGTTATCTGAACCAGATATCGGCGGCCAGGCTGACAACGTTCAGTGACTGGAAGGTCATCAGCGACACCGCCCGCGGCGACCTGACAAACATCATCACCGATGCGGTAGCGCGAGGGGTAAATCCTCGCGAGACAGCCAGCGTTATCAGCAAACGCCTCGATGTGTCGATGTCGAAGGCGAAGAACATCGCTCAGACCGAGCAGGTCGGCGCGCTGCGGCAGGCACAATGGAACGAAACGGACTGGGCTGCGGATCGGCTTGGTTTGAATACCGGCCTGCTGTGGCTGTCGGCACTCAAACCGACGACGCGAACCTGGCACGCCAGCCGTCACGGCAAGGTATACACCACCGAAGAGGTGCGCGACTTCTACGCAGAGAATGGCAACCGGTACAACTGCTACTGCAGCCAGATTCCGGTGCTGCTTAACGACGACGGCAGCATCTTCAACGAGGGGCTGGCTGATAAGCTGAAAAAAGAGCGTCAGCAGTGGACAAGCGAAAAATCATGATTAAGCTAGGACCTCCAACTAAGGGGGATAGCGTGGACATTCGTGAAGTCGGAAGGCGTGTTTTTATTTCGCTCTGGAATGCAAACTCCAGGAATAGGGGCAAAGAGATTTATGTCAGCATCGATGATGTCGTTAATGATGTGCAATCTGGTGCATCAGTCGAGATCAGCCGAGAGCAGATAATTGATGCCATTGAAAACGACCCGTTCAGACAGGTAAGCGCTCATGGATTTGTTACTAATGTCAGGTTGTTTGAAACTGGTCATACGAACGATGTTCTTACATTGGTAAGACTTCCTCAATTTGCATACGAAAACCCTAAACAATGGGGGTTGGATTAACCTTCTTAAGGTCGCTAAGGCGGCCTTTTTTATTGCCTTAAACCCACCATCGAGGACCCAGCATGAAACGCAACCGCGTTAACGTGCTGACCGTCGTCAACTCCGCTTCAAACATCACCACTGAAACCATCGACGGCAAGCCACATATCGTGGTTCGCGGCATCACGCCTGTCGTGGACGATATAGTGATGAACCGGAAGTTGTACCCGGCAGCAGAAATCGAAAAGGCCTACAACACGCTCGAGCGTAACCCTATGCCGCTGGGCCACCCGAAAGTGGACGGCAAGCATGTGTCGGCGCGTGATGTCCGGGCGGTGAATGAGTACCACGTCGGGGCCTGGCTGCAGAACGTCAGCCACGAAGGTGGGAAGGTGACTGGCGACATGTACGTTAACCGCCAGTACGCCGAATCCAGCGAGAAGGGCAAGCGCCTGATTAACCGCCTGGACGAGATGCTGGCCGGCACCAATTCCGATCCGATCCACATCTCCACCGGCCTGCTGTATTCCGGTATCGCCGCCAACGGCGAGTCGAAGGGAAAAAAGTACAACGAAATCGCCACCAACATGATGTTTGACCATGTGGCGGTACTGCTTGATGAGCCTGGAGCCGGAACGCCGGAAGAGGGCGTGGGAATCTTCGTTAACTCAGAAGGTGATGAGCAACAGATTGAGGTTGCCCGCCTGGCCGATGGTATCGACTGCACCCGCGACGGTCTGATCAACAAGACCAAATTCTTCTTCACCAATGCCTCTAACTTCTCCTTCGACGACATCTCCCGCGCTATCAGCGACAAGCTGCGCGAGGGTGACACCGAAGATAAGTGGCTTTGGCCTGAAACGGTGTGGCCGGACAACTTCATCTACCGCAATGACACCAAATACCTGAAGCAGAAGTACCTCATCGATGACGACGGCAAAGCCGTGTTCGTCGGCGAACCTGTAGAAGTCGTGCGCAAACCCATTGAGTACGAGATTAAAACCAACGGAGAGAACGATCCGATGAAAGAACTGATTATCAATGCGCTGCAAGCCGCTGGTAAGCCGACTGAAGGCAAGTCCGACGCCGAGCTGATGGACGCATACAACCAGATGAAGGCCGAAGAAGCCACCGCCAAGAAAAAAGGCGATGAAGAAATCGACCCGGAAACCGGCAATCCCAAGAAAAAAGAGCAGGCCACCAATAACGAAGAGATGCCAGCGTGGGCGCAGAAACTCGCCGATCGCGTGGACGTCGTTTTCAACAGCCTGAGCGCTAACGCCGATAAAGAGAAAGGCGAAAAGCGCGCGGCTGTGAAGCTGGCGATGAACATGAGCGACGACGAAGTCGCGGATCTGGACGGTAAGGCGCTCGACGCCATGTACGCCAAGTGCCAGACATCTTTCGGCCTGAACGGTGCATTCCGCCATCAGGCAACCAACACCAAATCAGTCAGCGAAATGCCGGAGTAAAAAATGGCTAAAGACGGAAAGCATATTATCCACGCCGGCGGCGTGTTCCCTAATCCGCTGCTTAACCGTGAAGGCGGGGCGGCTGCATCGACTCTGCCTGGTACAGTTGGCTTCTTCAGTACTGCTGACAAGTTCACGGCCTCTGTGGTCGGGGCAGAATCCGCCATCAAGTATGTGGCAAACAAAGACTACCTGCGCTGCCTGAGTGTTGATGACGCAATCCCAGCCAATGAATTGGTTGTTGGTATTCATCCGCTGCCTGGCATGTTCCTAAATGTGCGAGCAGCAGCTGGCACTTACACCAAAGGCCAGCCGGTTGCAGTAGCCAACGGTCAGATCACTGCGGTTGTAGATGATGCCGCCGTATTCGCTTATGTCGAAGAAGATAAAGCAGTCACTGCGGTGGCGGGCGATCTGATTCGCGTTGTGTTCAAATAAGGAGCACTGAATGTTTGTATTCTCCAAGTCTATCGGCGAGAAGACCGGTAACCTCGCGGTAAACCAGGCGCAATGGCGCGCTCTCGAACTTGAGCGAAACGCCAGTGCTCAGGCAGCAGCTGATTTTCTGGCGCGCACTCAGTTCCGTGGTGATGCAGAAAACGCCCCTTATCTCGACGCGGTGAACGCAGTTGACGATATCCGCCGCCTGTATCGCGCTTTCGACACAACTGTGCTTCAGCAGTTCGAGCCAAATACCGAATTCACCCTACTGAACGATCTGATGCCGCTCTCTCGCTCCGTGCGAATTGAGCAGTCTCGTTACGATTACGCTCGTACCGGTGGCCGCGGCTGGGCTCATACTTCCATGTCCGGTCAGGTTGGTGCGGCGCTGGATGCTCGCAGCTATTCCTTCGATGGCACCATGGTACCTATTCACGACTCGGGCTTTAAGTTCGAATGGCGTGATCCAATCTTCAACAGCCCGCAGGCATTGCAGTCGCAGTCGGATGCTCAGCGTGGTTCTGTAGAAGATGTACAGCGTCGTTACGTTGACTACATTTTCAACGGCTTCCGCGATAAGGCTGGTAACTTTGCAGTATTCGACGGCCTGACCTGGAAAGGGCTGCGTGACGATGAGCGTGTAGCACAGATCGACCTTGGGGCTTCCGGCCTTAACATCGATTTCACCTCTGGCACAGCAACGTCTCAGGCTATCCGCGCCGGGGCAATCGCGCTTCGTGATCAGATGCGTCGCGTAAACAACCAGTATGCAGAGCAGACCTGGTATGTATCCGGCGAAATCATCTCCAACCTGGAACGCTACTTCTCCGACAACTTCCAGTCCGGAACGATCATGGATGAAATCCTGAAGCTGACCGGCGTTGCGGCGATTAAAGAAGACAGCCAACTGTCAGGTAACGAAATCGTCATCGTTCCGCTGTCTGCTGGCGTCATTGCTCCAATCGTCGGCCAGGCTATCGGTACCGTTGCATCTCCGCGTCCTGAGTACAACAGCGACTACATCTGGCGCACCTGGGGTGCAATGGGGTTGATGGTCAAGCAGGACATCAACAACAAATACTCCGTAATTCACGCATCAAGCTAAGGATAAATCATGGCACTGGTAGAAATCGTGGCAAGCAACCTGCACGCCGGTGCCAACCTCCGCAAGCTGGAGGTTGGTTCAGTGGTGGATGTGGACGATGCAACAGCTGAGCGCTGGATCAGCACTGGCAAGGCGAAGGAGACCGACAAGAAGAAAGGCGAGAAGCTTACCTTCGAAGTGGCTACTCCTTCAGCTCCTGCGACAGATCTGACGGCCCTTCAAAAGCAACTCGCCGACGCACTGGAGCAGAACCAAAAGCTAATCGCCGATGGTGAAGCTAAAGACAAGGCTCATGCTGACGCACTGGCAGCAGAAACAAAACGCGCCGACGATGCCGAAGCAGCACTGGCGGAAGCAATCAAGAAGGCGAAATAACCATGGCTGACCCAATCACAGCGGCAGACGTGCAGGCGTTCCTCGGTGAATTGGGTTACTCCATCCCGGGCGCGCTGCTTGAGCCGATTCTCTGCGTGGTGAACAAAATCATCCCGTGCCTCGATGGTGCCGGGTATGACGAGTGCACCGCGAAGCTGATCCTGATGTACGCCGCCGCGCTTATGGCTACTTCGTCCGGTGCGCGCCGCATCAAATCGCAGGGTGCACCGTCTGGTGCTTCCCGCTCGTTTGAATATGGTGACGACAGCATTACCTGGCTGCGCGACTCGCTGGCCCGTCTCGATACCAGCGGTTGCGCCAGCGAGCTGCCGATCAGTGCCGGTAACAGCGTCGGCCTGTTCATGGTGGTCGGAGGCTGCTGATGACGTACAAATCAGTTAGGCACGGGCTGCCGCGTTCGTTCACCCGCGTCTGGGTTGAAACCGACACTGGGCGGGAGACTACCGGATACGTTAAATCGGACGGCGAGTGGTTCATCAACTGCCCGCGCATCCGGGCGACTGGCGCGAAGGTGCTGCGCTGGAAGGAGGGCTGATGTCATCGGTAGCGAACTGGAGCTATACCGCCACGGCGACCATCTGGCGCAAACAGGAAGGAAATGACGAATGCGGCGATCCGCTTGGCTATGCCGAACCTGAGCAAATCCTCTGTGATTACGAGGGTGGGCTCAGCAAGAAGTTAGCCAGCTTGGGCGCTGAAATTGTCGTTAAGAACACCGTCTGGACGGAGTTTGCGCTGGCCGCCGCGGGTGATTACTTGCTGATTGGCGCATCTACCGAGGCCGACCCGGTTGTGGCCGGTGCCGACGAGGTGCGGCAGGTTATCCGCTACGCCGACACGTTCGAGCGCCTAGCGGATGATTACGCCATCCTGACGGGAATATGATAAAATATTCACGTGGTGAATGCGCAGGCTGATGCGCTAAACATAGCAGTGTAAAACTGTCAGTTTCACGAAAGTGACACTAAAGGCTAAGCAAGACCGATAAAGCTAACCGCTGTGCCTGGAAGGCGGAAAAGTTCGGCATCTGACAGTTAAAACATTTAGCTAATTCCGGAGATCAGCACCGGACACCACATCACTTATGAAGGTCGCCTTATGGCGGCCTTTTTTATTGCCTGGAGTGTAGCCATGGGCATCAAAGTGAAGGGCATCAGCCAGGCCAAGAAACACCTTAACGATGTCATCAACGACGTTAAGGGCCGCAAGGTAATCCGCGCGTTGCAGTCAGCGATGATGCTTATCGGTACCCGGGCGGCATATTACACCCCGATCGACACCTCAACTCTGATTAATAGCCAGTTCCGCGAAATCGACGCTGGCGGCGTGCTCATCACCGGGCGCATCGGTTACTCAGCGAACTATGCCGCGTACGTGCATGAGGCTTCAGGCAAGCTGAAAGGCCAGCCGCGCGCGCACTTCGGCGTGACCAGTAACCGGTCTGAGTTCGGCCCGCAGAAACCGAAAGAATTTGGTGGCGGGACAGGAAAGGGCAACTACTGGGATCCGCACGGTGAGCCGCAATTCCTGACCAAAGGCGCAAATGACGAGCGCGATAACGTTGACGCGGTGATGCGCAAGGAGCTTTCGCTATGACACCCATGATGCACGAGCGGGTGCGCAACATGTTCGGCGACGCCGGGCTAACTACCGGTTTCACGGTGCAGCAGTTGATGTACGACGACCCGGGCGACCTGTCGAAGGCGATCATGGTGTTCAGGCCAAACGGCGGGTCGAACATCCGCACTGACCTCGGTTCTGAGTATCACGTCCTGGTCGACGTTGTCGGCGCAAAAGATAAGCGCAAAGACGCACTCAATGCCGTGCAGCGCATCGTCGATTACGTCCAGGCCAACCCCATGGCTGACGAGTGCGTCGGCTACATCCAGAACATTGGCGCAATTCCCGCGCCGGTGCTCACAGAAGAAGGGCGAATAGTCTTCCGACTCCAGTTCGCCTGCACTTACGGCGAATAGCCATCCCAACCAAATAGCCTGCTCCGGCGGGTTTTCTTTTATACGTCAAAGAGGAGTTTCACATGGCTAATTGCCAGAACTCGAACGAGCGCCTGTTCGGCGGTGCGGTCGTGCTGGAAGTCGCCGATGGCTGCCCGGACGTCAAGCCACTTGAGTCTGAGTGGATGGCGCTGGCCGCTGGTACGTCGAAGGGCTTCGACTTCAACCCGAACTCGGTTACCTCTGATGCGGATGACGGCGGAGGCTATGTCGAGACCATCATCACCAACAGTGACTTCACCCTGAGCTTTGAAGGCGAAGTGCGCAAGAAGGACAAACTGGATCAGTACGGCGTTGGCAAGTTCATCAAGTATTTCGCTGACGAGCTGAAGGCCAAGCGCCAGCCTGGGATCTGGGTGTGCATGGATTACGGCCCGGTCGAATTCGTCGGCTATATGAACATCACGGCGCTGAGCTCTGACGGCGGTACCAACGACATCGTCACGTTTTCTACCGAGTTCAAAGTCGGTGATGCAACCACCATCGAAGTGAACGAGCTGACTGCTGTAGCGGTGACTGGCGTGACGGTATCTCCGGCAACCAGCACTGGCGCCGCGGGCGGTACCAGCACCTTCACGGTGAATATCGCTCCAACCGGGGCAACCAACAAAGATTTCACTGTAGCGACTACCGATGCGACTAAAGCAACGGCCACCGCCTCCGGCAACACCGTTACCGTGACGCGTGTCGCCACCGGCAGCGCGCAGATCATCATCAACACCGAAGACGGCAACTTTGTGGCCGTGCATACAGTTACCGTTACCTAACGTACATTCCAAAGGGCGGCGTGCTGCCCTTGATAATGACCGTTTACTGGAAGGCCTATGACCGCTTTAACCGATATTGGCGAACTCTCTATCAGCGACAGCCGCGAAGGCGGGAAAGATTACCTGCTGCGACCTTCATTCGAGGCCATGACCATGATCGGCACTCCGGAAGAGATTGTGCAGGCGTATGCCACCATCCACGGCAATGATGTCGCTCAGCTCATTGAGGTTTGCGCTGGCAGGCTGGGGCGCTTTCCTGAATGGCTGTCTCCTTCTTTCAACCGCGCCGCTGAGAAACTTTTATCAACGTGCATGCTGGTGCTGCAATCGTGCTGCGATGACGATCTGACGCCAATGACAGGAGAGTGGAAGGGGTGGCGGCACTGCGTCGTATACCGGCCGGGCAGATTGCCAAAGAACGACATTATCGTGCTGGCGCAGCACCTCATGCAGCACGGAATCGTCGGAAAAGCCAAGGTTCGCCAGTTGCAGCGCCATGAAACAGGCGAGCGCACTACAGAGTTTAAAGCATTCGACTACATCAGCGCAGCTCGCAGCCACTTCGGCATGAACCGCACTGAAGCCTCTCAGTTAACGATGACCGAATTTCAGATGCTTCTGGCGGCGAAATACCCGGACCAGAAAGGATTCACTCGCGATGAATACGACAGCATCGCTGACGAATATCTGGCTAAACAGGCCGCGCGCAGGGCAAAAGCAAAGCAATAACCGGAGAATGACATGGCAGGTGAGAAGAACGCCGGTAGCATCGTTTATGAAATCAGCGCCGACGTTGAGCCGCTGTTACAAGGCGGCAAACAGGCCATTGATGCTCTGGATAAACTGGATGCTGCGGCCCAGCAGTCCGGAAAGGGGATGGATAACCTTGACCAGAGCACATCACAAACCGGCTCGGCGTTTACTGAACTGGCTGGTTATGCCAATTCCATGGATAACCAACTGCGCAAGCTGAACACCAACGTGAGTGGCATTGCCCGTGCAATGGAAGAGGCCAGAAGCGGCACTGGTGGTGCGAGCAGTGAATTCAGCCGTGCAGAATCAATCATCGAGGCGCTGGGTAACCAGTTGGCTGTACTGGACGAAGCGCAGGAGAATGGCGCGCGCAGCGCTGCGATTCTGGCTGCCCAGTTGCGCGCCGGATCCAAAGCTACCGATGAAGAGAAACAGAAAATTGGTGAGCTAACCGGTCGTCTGTTTGACATGAAAACTGCCAGTGATACGGGAGCAAAAGGTCATGGTAACTGGAAGTCAACCATGCAGCAGGCTGGCTATCAAGTTCAGGATTTTATCGTGCAGGTGCAGGGTGGTCAGTCTGCTCTCGTAGCCTTCTCACAGCAGGGATCTCAGCTTGCTGGGGCATTTGGCCCTGGTGGCGCTGTTATAGGTGCAGTTCTGGCGCTCAGCACAGTGGTGGCAGGGGCGCTTATAACATCTTTGAATAGCGGTAAAAATGCCATGGATGCTCTTAAGAGCGCTGCTGAAACCATGGATAAGGTTATTACCATTTCACAAAATGGTGTGGCTGCCCTCTCTGATAAATATGCCGCTCTGGCACAGACGAATATTGCTGTAGCAACCTTGATGAAAAAGCAGGCTGAGCTTGAATTACAGGCCGCCCTATCAAACGTCTCAAAAGAAGTACAAAAGGCATCGAGTGACTTCATTAGCTTTGGTGATTCATTGATGTCTTCGCTGGGCGGTGGATATGCCAGCGTAAAATTATTTAATGACTATTTGTCCACGTTAAATATAACCACTAACGATTTCAGTGAAGCATGGAAGCAGGCGGCTGCCAGCGGGCAGGCTGGACAATCAACGATGAATTCTATGGTGGCAACAGTTGCCGCCCTGTCCACCAAATTTGATATCAGCGATCAGAAGGCTTTTGAATTTGCCAAGCAGCTTTCAGACATTGCAAAGACCCCTACAGACGAAAAACTCAGAGCGCTTGTAGTAACTCTACAGGATGTCGGCAATGGACAATCTTCTGGCGCTGCTAAGGCGAGGGAATACGCAAAAAGCCTCTTAACCATAATGGAGACAAGCACAGACGCTACTTCACGCCTTAAGGCTCTGAAAGAGATGACTGATAGCCTGACTTCCAGCCAGGATAAGGCGCTAAAAATAGCTCAGCAGGAGCTGTTTATTGCGCGACAAACTGGTGAGGCTCAAATGAAAGCCAAGGCGTGGCGAGATGCTGAAACGCAGGGGCTGAAAGAGGGGACGGAAGCATTCAGGAAATACTACAACGTCAAGTTGGCAACCTATAAACAGGATGAGGCTAACGCTAACAGCAAGAAGGGAGCCAGTAGCGCTGCGTCAGAAGCTAAGAAGCTAGCCAACCAGCAAGAAACGGTTGCGCAAAAGCTTGAGAATTTGCGGCAGCAATCAGAACTGGCAGCCGGTTCTACGCAACAACTCAGTCGCGAGCAGGCCATTCTCACCGCCCAGCAATCTCTGGGTGCAGCAGCAACTCAAAAAGACCTCGAACTTGCAGGTCAGTATGCCGCTGCAAAATGGGACACTGCCAACGCACTCAAAGCACAAGCCGCAGCCGAGAAACTCCTGCCAGAAGCGCGCGAAAACGCAAGCTATAAGCAGGATGTTCAGGATCTGAATACCGCTCTGGCTGCTAAGAAAATCAGTCAGGAGCAGTTCAATCAGACATCTGAGAGACTGGAGGCAACTCACCAGGCAAACCTCGCAAAAATCCGCGCGCAGCAGGCGGTGACGCCACAGCAAGAGGCAGTTGCACAGGTTGATCCAGTGCAGCAATTAGCTAATCAGCACGCACAGCAACTGGCCCTTATCCAACAGTTCGAGCAGCAGGGGTTATTAGCTCACCAGAATGCATTAGCCCTTAAAAATGCTGCCGATACGCAGTATGAGCAGCAAAGAACTGCTGCACAATGGGAGCTTCTTAGCCAGCAGAGCCTGGGGTACAGCATGCTGACAAGTGCAGTAGATGCGTTTTCAGGTAATGCATCTAATGCGTTAACCGGGCTGATCACCGGAACGATGTCAGCGCAGGATGCTATGCGTTCGCTCGGGAATACGATGCTGAACAGCGTGGTCAATGCGCTAGTCCAGGTTGGAGTTGAGGCCCTCAAAAACTTCATTATAGGGCAGACATTGGGCGCAGCGGCTACTGCTGCTGGAGCATCTCAGGCTGCAATCTTGGCTACAGCTTGGGCTCCTGCCGCCGCCATGGCGAGTCTCGCTTCATTTGGGGCAAACTCAGTTCCTGCCATGACCGGAATTGCTTCAACGGTAGGCCTGGCACAGGGCCTTGCTTTAACCGGTATGCGTTACAATGGCGGCCCGGTGAATGCAGGAGGTCTTTATCAGGTCGGTGAGCGAGGGAAACCTGAGATTTACCAGGCCAGTACCGGTAAGCAGTACATGATACCGGGCGACAACGGCAAGGTGATCAGCAATAAGGATATGCAGGGTGGGGGAGGCATCAACGTTGTCTTAAATGTTCAGAACTATAACGGTTCATCAATAGATGCGCAGGCCAGTTCTGACGGCAATGGCGGCGTGACTGTGGATTTAATCGTCGCTGACCTGAACAACGGCGGGCCAATCAGTAACGCCATAACCAGCAACATGAACGTTAAACGCACGCCAAGAGGGCAGGGCTGATGCCAATTATCGACTATCCCGACTGGCTGCCGCTGGCGCAGAAGGCCAGCAAAAACATGACGCTCGATACCGGGTTCCAGACCGATCAACCAGCGGTCGGCCCGGCCATCTTCGAGAATCAAACCGACGACCTGAAAGTGACCTGGTCACTGACGTGGATCTTCACTCTGGCTGAGGAAAGAGCATTCCAGCAGTGGCTACGCAGCCCGAACTATCTCAACCGGGGACTGAACTGGTTCCGGATGAATATCAACCTAGGCGGCAGCGGTCTCCAGCAGCAGGAGCTTCACTTCACTCAGATGCCGGTGCAAACCAGTATCGACGGCGGGGTGGTGACCTGGACGGGGACCGTTATTGCGAATCACCTCTACAACGCCGACGACGAGTTCGACGACGTTATTGTTGAGCTGCCGCCGCCATGGCCTTCAGTGCTGGATATCGTGGTGACTGGCTATCCGGACGGGCGCGATCCTGAATCACTGCCGAGGGTGCCGTAATGCCTAGCTTCAGGGAATATAAGCAGCAGCGCCCGACACGCGGGCTGTACGACACAATCACGTTTTACCATCCATCCTTTGGCTATGTCCGCCTGGTCGATAAGCAGTTCTTCCCGAAAACGCTTGGCGGCCAGACGTACACACCAGCGCGCTTTGAAATCGAAGAGAGTCAGCAGAGCGGTACGCCGGTTATCGACGCGACGGTGAAGCTTGGGCGGCTGTCGTCGGATATCAAAGCGCTGATGAAGCAGTGGAAGGGCGCAGCCCGGCTGACGGCCATCACAGCAACAAGGCAGATCTTCGACAGCGGTGACGTGTCGGTACCGATTAAGTCCTGGCAGCTATACGTAAAAACGGTCGACATCGACGCCGACGCTGCATCGGTAACCCTCTCCGTGACCAACCCTCTGAACAACAATATTGGTCGCCTTTATGATCCAGTCGAGTATACGGGACTTCAGTACCTCTGATTTTGTTCGGAAGGTGATCGGCGTGCCGTGGGCTAACCGGGCCTGTTCGTTCGAGAAGGTGGATTGCTGGGGATTATGCGTGCTGTATTACCGGCACGTTCTCGGCATTGAGCTGCACCAGACGCCGGACTACGAAGCCGGAGCTGACTTCTTCACCTGCTATCAGGGTGACGTCGTCTTCTGGCACCAGGTTGATAAACCTGTCGAGGGCGGGATATTCGTTGGGTACCGCGGCACGCAACCGGCACATGTTGGTCTGGTACTGAACCGCCAGGCGCTGCACTCGCGCGGCGAGAACGGAAGCGTGCGCATGGACTCGTTACTGGTCATTCAGCGGGCATTCACCAAAGTGGAGTTTTTTTCATATGGCGTTGATTGAGCTTCAGCGTTTCCCGGGAACGCCAAAAGAACGCTACAGGGTGCCAAACGGCACCCTTTTTTATGACTGGCTGGCGGCCAATGACGCTACATTTCACCGCGACCTGCTGATCGTCCGCAATGGCGTGAAGCTTGGCGACGATGACGAGCTGGCGTTTGAGTTGCGCGAACTGGACCGCATCCAGATATTCGACCAGCCTAAAAGCCTCGAATCCCTTCCGCTCATTAGCCCCCTGTTCAAGATAGTCGGGCAGGTATTTTCGTTCCTGGCGCCGAAGCCGGCAATCGCGAACAACGGCGGTAATACCGTCGACTCGCCAAACAATAGCCTGACCGGCCAGACAAACACCGCTCGCGTTTACAAGGCAAAGCCGGACATTTACGGGCAGATTCGTTCGTTCCCGGATCTGATTCAGGAGTCGGTATTCGAATACGTGCACCAGACGTCCACCGACGGCGGCCTGAAGTACGTTACAGAGTGGATGTGCATCGGAATCGGTAAATACGATTATGAGTCCGTGCGCTACTCAGAATCAAGCCTGGGCTCTCTGGCCGGTGCCGAATTCCAGTTCTTCCAGCCTGGCGAAGTAATCCCGCAGATCGTCGAGGGATACGGGTTCGATGACGTAGACGGGCAGGAGGTGCCGGGGCAGAACGAAGCCAGCGATTTTCCGATCGAAACAGCAACGGCAAATACGGTGGTCAGCGGAACGTATTCCGGCGGCCAGATAGCGATGAAAATCGTTAAGCAGGCTGAGTTCGACTATTTCATGGGGCTGGTTCTGCCGCACGCTGTAACCTTCACCATCAACGTGACGTACAGCACAGCCTCCGGCAACGTGACTACCGATGCGACATTCTCCGGCACGCTGATCTCCGCCGTTGAAACAAACGACGGCGCGGTTGTTAATCCGGTGAGCTGGTATACATTTACGATGAACCAGCTGGAGGGTCCGCAGGACATCCCGGCTAACGCCACGATAAACACTACGAAGTTTGTCCTCAACGATAACGAGGCGCTGGTGGTTGGGCCGTTCTTTTCCCCGGTCGAGTCAACGCAGCTGTGGCTGCATACCCAGTCCAGCCTCGGCGGGAAGAAAGAGACCAACTGGAAGGTTGTCATCTGGAAAATCGACGACGACTACAACCAGGTGCCGGGAACGCAGCAGACGTTTACGTACCGGCAGACGACGCCGCACCAGTCGACGAGCGAGGTGTTTTATCGCACTGACAAGATCACTCCGACCGGCGGGTTCGGGAAATACGCGGTCAGCTTCCAGCGCACGGATAACTCCGGTGATGCGTCACTGCTCAAGGTCGAAGAGATCCACAGCATTAACATCCGTACGAATGTCGTCCACCCGACCGATACGCTGGTGCGAGTAAAAGTCCGGGCGACTGAGAACGCTCTTGGCAGCCGTGAGCGCAAATACAACGCGCTGGTAACGCGCCACACCATCACATACGACCTCGACACGCAAACGGTGGATTACACGCTGCGGCCGTCGCGCTCGTTCGCTGATGCGGTGGCGCATACCTGGTTGATTATGGGTGAACAGCCGCTCAGCAGCATTGACCTCTACGGGCTGTACTCGATAGCCGAAAGCCTGCCGGATGAGCGCCTGGGTTACTTCGACTACACGTTCGACGACGAGAACGACTCGCTGGGCGACCGCGTGCAGGCGATCTGCAATGCGGCGTCGGTGGTGGCGTACTGGGATGACGGCGTGCTGACGTTTACCCGTGATCAGAAGGTTGACTACCCGGCGGCGGTATTCAACCGGGCCAACATGAAGACGGACGAGTACAAAATGACGTACGAAGCCACGCTGCCAGGAGGTTTTGACGGCGTGCAGGTGTCCTACGTTCACCCGACCACGAACAACAAGACGTACATCAACTACCGCGTGCTGAATGGCGCCATCGTCGAGCAGGAAGCGGAAAACCCGAACAAGCTGGAGATAGTCGGCTTCCGTAATGAGTATCAGGCGCGGGAGCGCGCGCTGCGTGAAACGAAACGCCTGATCTGCTCCCGTGTGAAGATGAACGCCAAAGTGTTCGAAGACGGCATTATCCAGGTTGGAAGCGTCATTCAGATGCCTGATATCTACGACAGCAACCAGCAGCAGGGTTACATCACCGGCCGTGCCGGGAATAACTTCGATACCAGCGAGCCGATCACCTTCACCGGTTCGATGTATGTACTGGTGACCGACAGCCTGGGTAATCCGACGCTGCGCTATCCGGCTACGGCGCGCGGCGATACGAAGTACGGCTTCACCGCGGCAATACCCGACATTCAGCTCAACATATGGAACGGAGACACTGTGCAGCTCCCGTCGCGCTATCTCATTGCGACAGTGGAGGAACTGGACAGCCAGCTATGGACGGTCAACAGCATCAAACCGAACACAGATAACACGGTATCTCTGACCGTCGCTGAATACAGCGACGCCATCTACCAATAAGAACCGCCCACCCCCCCCCGACAAACCTAACCCGGCCATCGCGCCGGGTTTTTTTATGGAATAAATATGGCCACTACACCTACTAATCTGCCAGTACCGAGCGAATCCCCGCGTGATCTGAAGTTTAACGCAGGCAAAATCGACGAGTTCGTTACGTCAGAAAATCATGTTTATGTTGACAGGTTCGGCGATGAACATCGTACAATTGCTGGAATAAATTACGATGCGAATCAGGCAATTCTTAATTATGGCTATATCACGAAGGATTCTTTTGAAGATGGCAGCACCATTAGCCTTGCTAACGAGTGCCTGCGCTGGAAGAGCAACGGGGAATATTACAGATGGGACGGAACCCTCCCCAAAGTAGTTCCCCCAGGGTCTACTCCCGATAGCACTGGCGGTATTGGTGACGGGAAGTGGGTCGGTGTTGGGGATGCCGCTTTAAGGACAGAGCTAAGCAACGGTAAATACCGCAATGACGCATTAGCTGTAAAATATGTTCCAGGGGTCGTCATTGATAGCACGACTGATAACCGCGCAGCGGTATACGCTTACACAGGACAAATTTATGTTCCGAATGGTGTCCAGCTACGCTGTAATTTCCTGCCAGACGATGATGTAACAAAATTCATCGGTGAAGGGAAAATTCTTACTCGCGACCCATGGGGGAACGAGCATGTCTTTGATGTGGGTCTTGCAACCAACGGGACAGATTTTACAGCCCTTGGCACTCTTGCTCAATTTGCAAACAAACAGGGATACCCATCAACGATTACTGATTGTCATGTCGGTATCATTGGAGATTCTATAACGGACGGAGCTTACAGTTCTGGGTGGACTGCAAACCCTACTGATGCCAGTGGTAATCTGAGCTCAACAAATTACAACCATAATCTTAATGGTGGATCATATTCATGGTTCAGGATATTCACTGACTGCCTAAACATGTTATCTGATAGCACAACAAATATCTTTAAAGGATACAACTGTGCCTCTTCAGGAAAGGCTTTAGCCACAGGTTGGGGGTATGCTAACTTTGATTATGGGTTCTTCCAGAACTCCGCATATGGAAAAACTGCGCCTGATGTTCTTTTCGTTAGCCTCGGATATAATGATAACGGTGAATTACCGACCATCGGGTTTGATCAATATTTTCACGAATTCGAAAAGATTATAAGAAAAGCATGGGGGTATGGAAGCCCTGTCTGCTTCGTTACTATGAATAATAATGATGCGCCGAAAGCATTTCTTGAATCATCAATTAAGAAGCGCATTGAGAGATTGTATCCAAAAGTTGAGTTTTTAGACCTATCATTGGCAACAACTGATGCTTATGCTGATATTGGTGCTTATTCAATATCTGAAATTGCAAAGCGTGCGGGCGGGACTGTGTTCGACCAAAGCCATCCATCAACTGTTGGGCATGCTTACATCGGCGCATATGCAGCAAAAGAAGTATTTAAGGAAAGAGTCTATACTGCAAGGAATAATAAGAATGTCATCCCTACTACTCAGTTGTCTTTTGTAGGGTTTGGATATCCATCTGGTGCAAGGTATTTACCTTCGATAGCTAATTTGAGTGGTGGTGATTACCTGGATGCTCTCGGTGGTTGGGGGGTTATCAGCCCATCATCTGAGAATGTTACGTGCAGGTACTTTGTGTGGAGTGACTCAAGCGATATTTCAGTTACACTGTTCGAACCTTACAATCCCACCTATACAACTTCAGGCCGTGTGAACCAATTCTCTGTTATCCTTAATGATATCAGGAATGCTGCATATCTGTCAGGGCCGGTTGCGAGTAATGGCATGGCATCATTCACGGGCAAGCAGACAACAAATATCGGAACTCTTAAAAAGGGTCTCAATATTATATCCGTATCTTATGACGGGGCGCCTTCAAGAGTTTACCCTCCGGGATTAATGTTCAGGGAGCCAATGAAACCAATTTTCACTGGATTTAACTTCATTGCGCTAAATGTTGCACAAATAAAAGGTGTGTCAGGTAATGACCCTTCGGTCAATGATTTGACTTTAGGATATAGCTTATCAACACCTGACGATGAAGCCCCTGATATGGTTAATGGAGTCAAGGCATACCAGGCATCAACAGTCGATCTGGAGTCTATGCCAGTTGGCACCATGGTGCTTTTTAACTACAAACAAAAGCAGAAGTCCGGATGTGGCATAAGCAGAACCGCTACAGGTACTATCAACTTCTATACGATGAGTAATGGCACGCTAACCTCGGTAGCTACATCCTCCGTTGACGTGACAGGAAAGGTAAGAGTTATTAAAGGTGGTGACACCATCACTCTATACCCAACATCAGGAAACTCTGTTTCGCAAAATATAAGTGGATTTTCTGGCGGTAAAACCTGCATGATGAATGCGGGAACAGCATCATTCACTGTTGCTTTGCTTTCTGCATTCTCTAAATAGTATGAACTAGCCCGTCATAATGACGGGCTATAATTCAACCAGTGAAAATGGAAGTCATCCAATTTTTATATTTCTTATTGTGTAATTTACTTGATAATTGGGTTATAAGTTTATACTGGACGCTGAAAGATAAAATTGCAGCTGCGTATACTAACGCATATCTTGCTAAAAAATACATATCAGCTGAATCTGTTAACATCACAAAAACTATGTGCCATAAATATATCCAGATCGAATTGGAGGAAATGAATGTTATCAGCTCACTGGCTGTGTTAATGTTTTTTGATTGTAATGTTCTCAGAGCCATTAAACAAAGTAAGGACATTGCCAGCGAATAGCTCAGATAGTATAAGCCAGGAGGGTATTTATCTATTTGAGTTTGGTAGTAGGCCGAATGGTATAAATAGTTATATAAGGCATGGCCAAGGAAAAATAACAATGAGATCGAAAATATGCTATACATCTGCTTGCTTGTGGCGTTTAATAGTTTGGTTCCTAACAGGAAAATAAAAAAATATGGTATGACGTTAGAGAGGAAAGAGCCGGGTAGTAATATATCATTCCCACTATCTAACTCCTTATACCATTCACCAAGTATACTGTCGCTCATAAATATGATAGAAATTGAAAGTATGTATATTATATAAACATTAATCCGGTAGAAGTTACTTGGTGTTAATATAGCAATCACTGATACCGCAAAAAACAGTCTAATAACCCATACAAACCCAAACCCTCGCGATAAAGAAAATGACGTGTATATTTCATACTCACTAAAATAAAATATTCTTATGTTAGCTGTTAAATAATAAAGATAGCTCGTAACAAACATAAACACCAAGAACACCCATGTCGGAATTATCAATCTTTTGAATCGTGAAACTATGTATGTAAGTTTTGTGCGTTTTTTATCCGATGTTAATCCGAAAGACATTCCCATTACAATGAACATCAGCGGAACATCAAAATTCCGCAATTGGAAGATGTATTCGTTAGGATTTACATGGGCTAATATTATTAATGAGAGACCTAAGAATCTAAGTGTGTCAATTATGCCATTTCGTTCAGTGGAGCCCTTTGCATTAATTATTTGTTTTTTCATATCAAGCGCTAAAGAATTGACCGTAGTGGATATAGTAACTGAAAATCATCACGTCACAAACAGCATATGACTAAAGCTAATTTTAATGCATGATGAGCTTTCTTCTTAACCGTTAAGATCTCGCAATCAAGATGAGCGTGTTATGATTTTACATTAGAACAGCCTGATGGTATTCAACAAGTAAATATCTATTTAATTTAGCCACTTACAAGTCAATGCTGCCTCAGGGCTTGATCGACAATGTCGCTTAATATTACTGTGTATGCATACAGTAGTATTAAGGGTGGTTAGATATGAAGCCTGCATCTCAAAGTTACAAACTTGAGCAGTTGTGTGGTGTTAACCGCTACTCATGCCTGGTTGAAACGTCAGGTGGATATGCGCTTTTTCAGCCTGATCTTGTGCCCGACAACGGAACGCGCGTGCTGGTGCATGCGTTCGGCCAGCTACAGTTCGCGGTCGTTATGGGCGGTGCGCTCATCACAGAAGACGGTGAAAGCATAGAAGGTGATGCTTTAGATGAAGTTGAAGTTATGGGTGTGGTGACCTTCTTTATAAATGGCGCAGCGGCGTTCACAGACGACAATCCGGTGATGTGATGTTTGCCCTGGTCGATGTGAACTCATTTTATGCCAGTTGCGAGACGGTATTCAGA